ATGGCTTTAACTGAGGTGTGGCTGAAAGCTAATAACGGCAAGGCACGTGATAAGGTTGAAGAAATAGCAGATCGAGACTCAATGAGTGTTCGAGTCTCACCGAAAGGTAAAATTGTTTTTCAGCTGAGATATCGTTTTGCTGGTAAAGCTGAACGTTTAGACCTTGGCACCTACCCTCATATCTCTCTCAAAGATGCACGTATAAAAGCTAGTGAAATGCGTTCACTATTAGACAAGGGAATGAATCCTAAAGTTGAGGTTCGTGTACAGCAGCAAAAATACATCGATGCAAGCACATTTGAAGATGTCTTTAATGATTGGTATGAAAGTTATTGTCTTAAGAAGAAAACATCTGCGCAGCAAATTAAAAACACCTTTGAACAACATGTCATCCATGAAATTGGTGATTTACCGGTTGACCGCATTACCCTGCAGCAATGGTTAGCCTTGCTTGAAGAATTGGCAGATGATGTACCCTCTATTGCAGACCGTGTTTTAACAAATGCAAAACAGGTTTTGAAGTGGGCAAAAAAAAGACAATTGCTTGATGTGAATGTCTTATCAGATATCTATGCTAAAGAAGATCTAGGAATTGAACGAAATAGAGGTACCAGATTTCTTTCTGATGAAGAAATTAAAATGGTATGGCTGGCTATTGAAGAATCAAACATTTTGCCAAAAAATAAAATTTTCTTAAAACTATGTTTAATGTTTGGTTGTAGAAATGGTGAGCTAAGAAAAGCCAAAAAGACAGATTTCGATTTAAATAGAAAAGTCTGGATTGTTCCTGTTGTAAACAATAAGACCGGTAAGAAAACTGGCCGTGAAATCATTCGCCCTATTTTGCCTGAAATGGAGGCATTAATTGTTGAGGCTTTTGAATACAACACTTCTGAGTACTTCCTAACAAATGATAATGAAGAAACACCTATGAGTCATGGTTCTTCAAATTCATTGCCAGCCTACTTAATGGAACGCCTAAGACGACATCATGACTATTATATGAAGCATTGGTCCCTTCATGACCTACGAAGAACAGCACGTACTAATTTCAGTGCATTTACATCGCGTGATGTAGCACAACTCATGATTGGTCATGTAATGTCTGGTGAACAAGGTACTTATGATTATTATGAATATTTACCTCAGCAAACAGAAGCATATGCAAAGTGGTTGTATAAATTAAAGTCTCTAACCAATAATTAGGGTTTACCCTTTTAGAATTGCAGAATTTCCGACCAAATGCGCCAGATACTGCGACAATTTTTGACTTTTACTTGTTTATCCACAATTTTTTAAATTTGAATTTAAGCTCATCTCTAGAATATCATCTTGAATATGTTACATAATCAAGCTAGGGGAAAAGTATGAGCGAAATTGCACCGTCCATTATCCAGATAAAACCATTTCTGCAAGAAAGTCTTGTTTTATCTGAAGTTATGTCTATCAAGCTAGTTGTACCATCAACACACATGCTTGTCCCCTACGCACTTGAAAAGATTTCAGCAGGCTTCCCCAGTCCAGCTCAAGATTATGTAGATAAAGCGCTCGATATGAACGAGCACTTAATTAAGAACGAGACTTCAACGTTTATTGTAAAAGTTGCTTCGCTTTCGATGCTTAACGCAGGCATTGATATTGATGACGAGTTGATTGTAGATCGGAGTCTTGATGCCAAACACGGCGATATCGTTGTGGCTCTAGTCGATAATGAATTTACTGTAAAGCGACTAATGATTGATGAAAGCGGCCAATGGCTTAAAGCTGAGAATCCTGAATATAAAAATATCTATCTACAAGAGGGCCAAGAACTAATTATCTGGGGCGTTGTCACTCATATCATTAAAATGACACGGCATTAACTCATGAAACATGAGAACAAAGTATTTTTTCTCATCGATGTAAATAACATGTACGTTTCATGTGAGAGAGTCTTTGACCCATCTTTGAATGATAAGCCTGTTATTGTGCTCAGCAATAATGATGGGTGCGCCGTGGCGCGTAGCAACGAGGCAAAATCCTTAAATATAAAAATGGGTGTGCCGCTTTTTCAAATTAAAGACATTGTTCAGCAACATAACGTAATCGTTCTTTCAAGCAACTATGCAATGTATGCAGAAATGTCACGGCGCTTTCATACGATCCTTGCCTCTTACGTAACTGCAGAAGAAGTTGAACCGTACTCGATTGATGAGTGCTTTGTTGATTTCACCGCCTATGAAAAGAATTTTGACTTAGAAAAAGTCGGGCAACAAATGCGCCAACAAATATGGAAGTGGTTAGGCTTACCTGTCTGTGTCGGAATCGGCAGAAGTAAAACAGAAGCAAAGATTGCAAATCATATTGCAAAGAAAAATCCCGGCTTTAACAGCGTTTGTGATTTATTGAATATGGATCTGTGCAACAAAGAATATTACTTTGCTCAAATAGATGTGAGTGAAGTCTGGGGCATCGGTCGTAAGCATTCAAAAAAACTTCAAGCAATGGGAATTAATACGGTCCTTGACTTAGCTTGTGCCGAACCACGAGAAATGCAAAAGAAATTTTCTATCGTCATGGCCAGAACTATTTACGAACTGCAAGGTATCTCATGCATTGAAATTGAAGACACGCCGCCATCAAAAAAACAAATTATTAAATCATGTTCCTTTGGAACAAAAGTAACTGAGCTAGATGATTTGAAAGAAGCTATAGCAATGCATGCACAAGAAGCATGTAAACGGTTGCGTGATGAAGAGTCACTATGTGGTTGTCTACTTGTATTTGTCCAATCAAGCCCATTTGACGATAGTGCGCCATTTTATAATAAGTCTATTACTGGCGCATTTTCTGAACCTACGGATTGCGCTATTGATTTTGTTAAAGCAGCAACAAGAATGTTGAACGAAATCTATAAAGAAGGAATTAAATATAAAAAATGCGGTGTCATATTAACAGGATTAGAACCTAAGGCTGGCCATACCTATGACCTGCTCACAGACTTTGAAACCATAGAGAAGAAAGAGCAATTAATGAAAGCACTAGATAACGTGCACAACAAATTTGGAAAGAAAAAACTAGGCGTTGGTCCATGTTATATGCCATGTCGTAATTGGTCGATGTCGAGAGATAAACTTAGTAGAAATCCGTTTAAGTGGGGTGAATTACCACTAATAACAAAATGAGAAAATATATAGATCCTGAGCTGGGATTTAGTGTGAGTATAAGTAGAATTAAAAGCCTAACGATTATTTTACTTGTGAAGTTATTTTAAATATCAATAATAATTGATGTGAATAAAGGAAAAAGATTATAGAATGTATTTATATATAAACAGTAAAGGATAATAATGAAACTTATAAATTTAGGTAAGGGTGCCAAAGTCCATAACATGGGTATAAGAAGGAACATAATTGTTGTAGATGATATATCTAAAATAGATGCTTTAGTAAACGTTGAGGAAAATGGAGAAATTATTCACTTGGATGCGGAAGGAAATGAAGTTCACTCCCCTGAAAGTTTTGCCAACAAAATAACCATTCAGCGGAATGAAATATTACTTCAACTAGAAGCTGAGATACAAACTCTTAAGAATGAGGTGACTCAAGCAAAATTACTAGCTGAACTTACTACTTTAAAAAATCATCCAAAAACTATGAAAGGTGAATGGAAATATAAAGAAGCTCTTACCAAGTTTAAGGATTTTGCTTCCGATCTAGGTGCTAAAGTTGTAGCTGAAATCGCGATAAAACAATTAGGCTTGTAAGAGTTTTAGCCCTTCTTAGAAAGCCTTCACACATAAATGCCGACATTCGAATTAGTATTGATCGTATAAGCTGTGCATCCTAAATGATGTATGCACAGCTTAAAAAATGAATATTTAAAGATTATGAACCTATTATTTTCTTCTTCATTTCATTAAATTCTTTCTCAGTAATTAGTCCTTGATCCTTTAGCTCTTTCCATTTCAACAATTCGTCTGCAACGGAATAACTTTTCATATTCTCAGTTTTTAGAATACTTAGTTCATCTCTTTTTCTTGATGCAAGGAGGGTAGATGGATTATTTTGAATTGGTCGTCTGTAAAAATGCTCTAAAAAGAGTGAGTAACTTATCGGGACTGATAAAAAAGCCACCCAAGGAAGTATCGCATATTGAAAAATTTCATTAGTGGCATACCTCTTCTCAATGAATATCACATACAAAGCACAAAGACAGACAATCACGGTGGTAAGATATAAATAATATTTACACCATATAATTGATGCATTGAATGTACTTATTTTTTGATCTCTTTTTGCCAGAAAGAAGCCCAAAATTAAAATTAAAATTGGTACCACTCCCCAGCCTACAAGATACATATAAGGTAACTGTAATAATGAAAATATTATGATTTTAACTAGATCACTAGTTGGCATTTTGCCTTCTTGCACCGTTCACCTCCATTCTCTTATTAAGAGAAATTATTTAATAATTAACCTTTTTGATTATTATGATGACTAAAATTCTAAAAGTAAAAAAATTTAAGAGTTTACAAGAATATAGCTTTATTTAAAGCCCTCCTCAGAGAGCTTTTACACAAATGCCTACATTCACATTGCTATTAATAGTATGAGCTGTGCAACCTGAAAGCAGGATGCACAGCACTGTTAGAACCAAAGCAAACTTAGACCGCTCACAATGAAAGACTTTCATACTACGAGATCCGGTTAGCGATCCAGCCATAAAAAAACTGTTCCTGCTTTGGATTACGCTCACAGATTTCAATGTAGCGTTGTCCTTTCATAATATTGAGAACTCGCACCAGTACTTTCTCTCCTTCTTTCCCACGTTTGGCCAGATAAGATTTGAGTGCATTCAGAGTTGCTGGACCATAAATCCCGTCCACTGATAAATCTGGCCAACCTGCTTTACCTTGGTTGTTAAGCAAGTTCAATGCACGTTGTAAAAGAGGTTTTGCAAAGCCGGTACCGCAATTCACACCAGTGTCTAGAAGCTCTTCAGCTACTGCAGAAGAAACTACATTTACTTGGTCTAATCGCGGAGCTGTCCAGTACTGCTTCTTGTAAATCGCTTTGGCCACATCAAGCGGTAAATCTCGCATATTGCCCTTAAAACCATTTGTACGTGCTACCGCTTCAGTAATACCGTATTTGGTAGCACCTCCTCGATCGGCTGGGTTGTTTACATATCCACCTTCACGCTTAATTAATTCATCAAGATATTTTTCAATGTTCATTTCATTTTTCCTCAGATAATAAAAAACCGCCTGAAGGCGGCATTAACTGTTTTCGATGTCTTTTCTGGCTTTCTTAAATTCTTTGATCACTTCAACAATCGTTTTCCCTTCCTGTTTATCGATAAAATTAAAGATCCAACGGACTAAAGCCCAACCGGGTAATCCACAAACAAAGAAGAATCCACCAAGTGCAATCATCCCCCATACATCAGTAACCCATTCATGAAGCCCCCACTTCACAATAATGAATGAGCCACCAGCAAGGCTTGATACAACAGTACAGATCAAACCTACTGCCCACTCTTGAGGTGAGCGTGGCATACGAGTCATTAATACAACTGCTGCAACCAAACCGACTGCTAAAGTCACCATGATTGCTATCCCATATAATTTTAAAAGTGCTGTAAAACCGCTTGTGGAAACTGGTTCCATAAATCTCTCCAGATATTTTTAGACAATAAAAAAGCACCCCAATTGGGTGCTCAAAGTTCTTTTAAAGTTTAAAGAGTTTGTAAGATTTTCCCTCCGTTAATCAATTGAGTTGTTAGCGGTGCCACCCCAACAATTGCAGGTCCACCCGGCCCCGGCTGACCTTCAGTTGTGCCATGGTATTGCCAGTTCCACGTTCCATCATTGGTAGATTTGGTGCCACGTTCGCCCCAATTTCCACCATCTCCAGAAAGTGGTGAGCCATAGCGTTCATTTTGGGTTCGGTAACCTTTACCGGGCACCGAAGCTTCAGCATCAGTGATTTTCATAACCAATAAATAACTCTCCAGATAGAGGCGATAATCTTGTGAGTCATTTGAAATCGGCTGTCCAGTCATGACCCGACCAAATGGTGCTCCAGCACCACCGGGAATTCCCTGAACCCCATAAGATGATCCAGTGTAAATACCACTTGGTGTTGCTCCACCACCTGAGCCGCCTCGAGCTAACGTCCCTCCATCGATAATCAGGTTTAGTTTGCTGTGCCGGTTCAATAAACCTGGTGCTCCCTGAAAACCATCACGCCGGGTTTTGGTAAAATTGAAGTCTGAATCTTTTTCCCAATCTCCGTAAGCTAGATGTGGCAACCCGCCATCACCACCACGTCCAACAACAGCACCTTTAATAGTCAAATTTACCACCAGATCAGGTGGGAACTCACCAGTATCAATAGCAGGTAATTCTGATGCAGCTGGAACGATATACTCTCGTTTTGCAGGACTAGACTTATAGTCGAATTTATAGACAAATCTGGTTTCCGGTCGATAAGAACTTGAACTTGAAACCAGTGCACCTGCTTCAACTACAAAACTGATTTCTCCAGTCGTTGGCAAATCCCCTCTTTGCATCTGATATAAACGCGCCAGATTAATATCCAACTGGTCATATCGAATGTAAATCGGTGAATCATCTACTGGCACATCAATAAAGTCCTTGTCATTGAGGTAATAACGTTCATCGTAATTAATTGCAGTAATGGTATTAGAGAACTGGTCAGCTGGTTCTCTTTTTGCAACCAGATAAGGCAATGAGCCTTTGGTATCGTCATTAACCACCGTATAGATAGTATTCACAAAATCATCAGGACTAAGCTTTAAGGCCCCGTTCGGTAAACGGCCTAAAACCACCTTGTTCTTGGCAGATCCAGCGGTAACAGGAATAAGGTCCACTGTGCCATCCCCCATTTGCAGATAGATCACATAGCTCTTGCCTGCAATGAAATCTACATCATGGCTTAAGGTGAGGATTAAACCCTCTTGCTGTACCACTTCCCCGCTTTGATGAATACCATTGCGATAATCTGCTACGGCAATACGGTCACGTAGCACAAGCAATTCAGACTCAGGCGCCGCATCAAAGGTGATGGATTTACGTTGAAACCGAAGCTTGTTCCAGATCCGGTACGCATTAAAATGAGCTTGCCACTTGTTTCGCACCCCAACTGATTTCACTTCTTTCGGGTTCTTTGCTCCTTTGTCTGGCAAATAGATATTGATACGACTATCGTCGGTCGGATCAGTGTATTCATAGATCAGTCCATCGTAGTCATCCATTACACCAAAGGTCAGATCATGCTTGTAACTATCCGGAATGATATTCCTGAAATTAAACAGCATTACCGAGTTATCAGTTGGCCGTTCAAAATAAAGCTTGAGCTTATTATTTTGACGATATGCAGTACAAAACACTGCATCACAAAGATTGGTAACCAGCTCTTCAAAAGATAGGTTTGTATCATCAATAGTGGTGCAGAACTCTGCCGCTAGTGGTGTTCCAAAATAATCAACTACATTGTTATAAGTTCGGTAGATATTTTCCAGATCTATTTCGTCGATCGTACGGCGACCAATCTTGTCATCAAGTGCCATTGAAACCAGTGCATCAGCAAAGCTTGATGTTGGAAATAGCTCTGTCGTCATTGCGCCGTTTTTATAAGTCGGCAACATCCGCTGAAGATCAAAATTGATCTTACGTGACTTAACAGATAAAGCTCCAGTGGTTGCATATGTACGTGCACGGAAAACCGTTTCATGCTCATACACTGTGCTTTGCAATGGATATGCACCGTATAGTGCTTGCCACTTCACATCATCGACAACAGTTGTAACTCCAGGAGTTGGAGTTAAACGGCGAGCACGTACACTGCAGCGGCCCTGAAACGTGACCATATCCAGCGTTGCCCCAACCGTTTGGCGTGACTTTGCCGAACCCTTTAAAATGATCTGCTTCAGCATCGGATTACCAATGGCTGCACCAGATTCATTAACCGGTGTTACCTCAACTTCAATCGTGACGTTTACAGCACCCTGATTTCCACCTGAAGAAACGGTATAAAGTCCATTGGTGGCCACAAAATTACACAGCACCCGGCTACGTTCAACATTATCCAGAATGAATGGACCAATCCACTTTTCACCTATTGAACTGATCTTTGGTGACAAAGCTGCTGTTTGCTGGGTACTTAACTCTTTAAGCTTTAACCAGTTTGCATTAACGGCCGCCGGATTTGATAACGTCATGCGATCATCAGCAACTGATAGAACGCTGTAAGTGCCGTTTAAATCATAAGTCTGGCCATTAAACGTGAATGAGGCATTGGTGATTTCTACACGGTCATTACTTACAAACTTAGTGGTTAAATCTGTGTTGTTTGCCGTTGCCCGCAGGATCTCGTTTGGATATGCAAAATGAAGGTAGTTCGTACCTTCTAAAGACTGTGTATCTGCTGGACGGAGAACTTGGCCATTAACAGAAGTTTGATGCTGAACCGTTAGTGGCGGCGTGGTAATTTCGGTACCAAGCGAGAAATATGGCTCACCAGAAACAATATCAACGCCTGGTCGAAAGACTTCTACCGATGCACCGGCAATATCGACAATATTGGTTTCACCGTCATAAGCTCCATTAATTTTATAGTGACCACGACCAATACAACCAACAACATGCTCTACTTCGACATTGTTTTCATATACCTTGTAAGGCACAGTAATCAGATCAGGGGTATCGTGAGCGGCACCATAAATATCTGCGATACGACCATTTACGCGAGTTTTATTTTCACGGTTTGATAATTCGTTATTTGCAGACGAGGATTGATTGTTATTCTGGTTGGTTTGGGTAATTGAGGGCACAGGCATTAATAATGCAACAGCCACACCCATAACTATAGAAGCAACCGCTATCCAAGCTAGAGTTATGGGGTCTATACCCTTGGGATTCTCAATTACAATGAAAGTGCCTGGCAAGAAATCGAGCTGCTTTAATTCATATGCATTCTTCGGCGTGACTTCATTCGCAAATGAAATTTCTGCATGATCCATATTGCTTGTGGTATGAAAAATACGGACATGCTCAGGCATATGGTCATATTTTGAAGTAAGCCATTGACCCAAAGTTTCGGCGTGTTCAATTGTTTTGTCTTCGGATAAAGGGTCTTGTTTATAAATAATCTTAATCATAGAAACTCACACGATTAAATCCAAATGCTTGAACGACTTGAATTGGCATCCATGAAACGCCTGATTCCTGCAAATGCAAAATACGCCCCAAACGAAAAAGCCCCACATGTGGGGGGTTGTTTCGGTATCTCGAGTGAAAGGCGACTATGCAGCCTTCCTTGGGCATGGGCAGTGGATTTAAAAGTTTTAACCTTGATGGTAGAAATACCTTTTCTTTAATAGGCTTCATAAAAAATTCAAGTGCTTCCGCCCGGTCTATTCCATATAGATCCAATGCAGCTTCATGAGCAAAATGAACACAGTTGTAGTTTTCCTCGTCATATTGTCTATCAAGCAAATGATCATGACTTTTCATATAGCCCCCTTGAGACCAGTAAAGCGGTCTAGTGCAAAGATATCTCCAGTTTTAGCGGTATTTAATCGTGGAGATTCAGCTTTGAACGTCACAGCTTTATGGTTCATTGAAACACCGGCGAGTTGTAAGCCAAGCAGATAATGCATCGGTGTATTTAAATTATCTGAACTATAAAGCCGATAATTAACTGTTGGTTTTACATCCGGAAATTGACCTTCTATTACCCGTTCAAACTCATCCGGCAAAATATCACCAAGACCTGAAATAGAGACTGTTAAAGTCTGGTCTAGATCGCCCAGCATTCCGGATCTTTGAATTGTCATAGGCAGGTATTCATAAAGCACCTGCCCTTCACCTTCATTGTGCTGAACATACACCCCTCGGTCATCATTACGGACTACCCGGTAAGTATTCATAAAAGAAGGGTGTGAGAGTTCAATACATTCCAGTTGATAAATATCAACTTTTCGATTGAAAAAGAATTCGGCATATTCGTTATCCATCAGACCTCCCAATCTTTAATTAATGCTATATCTGCAGCAAGGTTAGGCTGGTTTTGAACAACTTCGAGTTGTGCATTTACCCGGTAAAGGTTGCCATTCACCTCATTGGTCTTGAACGAGTTCGGAATGAAGTTACACAGGTATTGCTGACGTGTTCCCTGATCAATCACCAGATCCGCATAAAATGAGGCTGGTTTATTCTGGTAGACCCGCCAGAACGCCATCATTTTATTGAAATCGGTTTTACTTAAATTCCAGTTCACATCAACAATATGGCTATTACGTTTTACATCGATGTAATAGCGACCACGTCCTCCATCCATCTGCTGACGCTTAACATCATCACCCGGTGTTACGCCATAGCCGCTGGTCTGAGGATTTAGCTTTAACTTGTACATAACTTTCCTTCAGGTAATAAAAAAGCCCCAAAGGGGCTTTAAATAATAAGAATCTACAATTTATAAGTTGCCTAACCGTTCCATTTCTTCCCAACTATAATCAGTCAACCAATAAGGTTCGCCTTCTAATTGATCATATTCACGAAGAGGTCTTCGGGCTTCAACCATTTGCCATGGTAAATCAACCACAGCTATTCTAACTGGTACATAATCATTGAAATACTCGTAAAAATAAATTGCGCTCTCTACTGCAGAATCAAATTGTCTAAAGTACTTTAAAAATATATTCGTATTTTCATTTTCAGATGGTTCCGTCAATTTTGATTTACAGAAATCCATAATCTCTTTAGTTTTATTAATATCTTCATATCGAACATACTTTTTATATAATCTATTAAGTACCAAAGGCCACTCAAAATCATTTGGAAATTTTAAAGATAATTTTGTGAGTGCTTCAAAGAACTTCTGTAGATCATTAGGAACACCTGATACATATATACTACCACCACCCCAGAATCCAACCTCACTTTGATGCATCGTAATTTCCCCTATTTAATAAAGTAGTTAGAACTTAAGAAATTGGTTTAATTACGGTTTCTTTACCATCTTCAAAAATCTCTTTCACTACAAACTTGCAGTAGGATCCATCTTGAGATGGTTCAGTCAGTAAAGCTGGATTCACAAAATCTTTGATCTGTTTAAAACGGATCAATTCATAATTTCCATTTCTTTCCAAGTGATAGTCCATTTTTACATCACAACTATACATAGTAGTTGACCCAATAACAGAAGTAAGCCTGAAAGTTAACTTCTTATTTGCGGGTACTTTAAACTCAAAAAACTCTTCACCATTATTTAAACTGATTGTTGGCTTAGGCATATTCAATGTTTTTGGCTCATGCATTGAGCCATACTTTGTTAAATTATTTGTTATCTGCTTCGTTATAAGGTTTTTAGAAATTTTTTCACCCTTATTATTTTGATAACTAATATAGAACTGCACCATGGGTACATTACTTCTATAAACCCTTAAATTCGCTGTATCACCTGCTATTTCATCTTGATACATATTTGTAAATCTTACGAGATTATTTACCGCAGGAATGGCACATCCCGTAAGGCTTAAAAGTATTGTCGAAATTACAATTATTTTTTTCATGTCATAACCATCAATTTAAATGCCAACAGACTCTATCACCTTGAAATTTAAATATTATGAAAATGAACCCTCCTAAAAAGGGTTCAAATCATTAAGAGCGATTTCTTCTTGCTGTCGTATTCTCAGTCAAAGACCGACTAATGGTTGAGTTTGGATTTGCGATTTGATCACTTACAAGCTTCGGTACCGTTCTTGGAAGCTGCTTATCCAGTTCATCTTTAACAATGATCCGGACTGTTTGCTCATCCAGTTGTTCAGCTTCAACTGTCGCTCCACTCACCTGATTAATCACTTCAATTTTGAAATTGATTGTCGGTGTAGAAGGTTCAATTGAAGGCATAATCTCAGCTTGAGGGCGTGAAGTACGTCCTAAAGTAAAATCCTGAACATCATCCAGATTTGAACGATCCTGAACTAAACCATTGGATGAGAAGTAGACCTTGCCATCATGGAATAAGTCAGAATTTGCCGAAGACGCCAACTTAGGTGTGTCTCTATTACCTTTATAGATAATCTGAGTATCTTGAACCGGTTGATTAAAGATGTCAGCTTGCTTTTGGCTTTCTATAAAGGCATTAGAACTCATCAATGCACGGCGCATGACACTATCAGCCGAGGCATTGTTATTGATAAATGCTTCAGGGTTTGCACTCTTACGCATTTTCTCAACTAAACCAACTCCCCCCCAGCGTTTAATGTCTTCTTGGGACCAGACCACCTCTCCTTTATGGACAATACCGGCAGGTTCATATTTTCTACCAGATCCAGTGTAACCACCATCTGAGAATCCAGCTATTGTTTGCCCAGCAATCAAACCAGCATTTGCATATCCCATAGCAAGCATGGCGGTTGAAGCCGCAATTTTTGCCCCAAAAAATGGGATCGTTGCATCAGCAGCTACTTGTGTAGCTGCCAAATGAGCAGAGATAATCGCAGAAGCAATAGCAAAGGATTGTTGAGCTATAAACATTGCCTTGAAAGAGCGTGAATTTTCACCACGCGCATCCTTAACAATTTGAGTTAAACCTCCCCATGTGCTTGAAGCAGATGAAATCATCTGACTGTATAATTGCAATTGACTGTCGTGATCTGCTTTTCTTGCATCAATCGCCTTCAGGTGGTACTCATTATCCATTTGCTGTCTTGCTTCTTTGAATACGCGCTCCGCCTCCAATCGTTCCTGATAACTAGCTTTTTCAGACTCCAAAACAGCTGCAAGATTATCTTTCAACTTTTGATAAGTTTGAGCGTAATCTTCATCCAATACTTGCATATTGGTTTGCTTGGGCTTGGTGTAGTTTGTCGATTTAAGAAACTGACTAGAGGTATCATACTGATCAATTGTTGGATTCCCCACACCATTACGAATAAAATCAGCCTGAAATGCACTCATCTTCCTTCTACGCTCTTCAAGATCAGTGATTTTTGATATTTCATCATACTCAAGCGCATAACGTTTTTTGATACGCTCCATTTCTCCCAGCATGAATTGCTCAGCCTGAAACAACCGCTGTTCCTGAGCAAGTTTTAGTAATCCTAACTCTTGCTGCTTTTGCAATTCCAGGCCATCTAAAGCAACCTTTCTTTGATCTTCAGAGAGTTTGCCTTCAGCAACTAATCGCAAAGAATTGATTTCATATGTGTACTCAAGCTTTTGCTTCTCAGTCCACTTATAACCATTTACTTCAAAATCAAATTGCTTCTGAGCTAACTTATCTTCAGCATCATAACGCTCATTAATTTTTGGGATTAAATTTGATTGACCTAAAATGGTTGCTTTGTTGATTTCCTCCTCACGTTTTTTGCTTCTAGCAACTGTTTCTGAATCATATGTTGCTTGGAGCTGCTTAATTTCCTCAAGAGTTTTTGCACGTGCCTTATATGCTTCATCTTCGAATTTCGAAAGATCACTAATTGCTTTTGAGGCTGCTTCGGGGTTATCCCCTAAAATTTTACTAAGCTGATTATAGTAAGAGTCTTGTTTGGCTAAATGCTGTGAAGCTTTAGCTTTGCCAAGCTTTTTCCCGTCATAGTCCCAGCCAACAAAATTTTTGGCAACAATTCTCTCTAAACTTCGATAGTCTAAATCGTCATTAAGAAGAGCTGCTTTAGATTTACTATAACTTTTATCGGTCATCGCCTCTTGCACAGCATGTTTAGCCATTGCATCCAATGCATCTTGAGTTTGCTGGATTTTACCGTTTTTATCCAAAACTCCTTGCCCTTGTAAAGACTGCATTAACTTAGTTGAGCGACTTTTTTGCCATGATAAAAATCCTGTGTTGGTATAACCATTATTGGCATCTTTGTGACTACCAAACATTGCCTCATTTCTAAAATCAGTCTCTCGTCCAACTTGAGCTGTCATTACACGAGCTTGTTTATCGCCTAAGCCTGCATTACGGAAGGATTGGTAAACCCGAAGCATATTTCTCACTCGCTCATTATTCCCCGCAAGTAGAACAGCTTGTTTGGCAGACTCTTTGGTTTGTTTTTCAACCTCTTTTGTTTGCTTTCTGGTAGACTCAGAAATGCTTTCTTGTAAGTCCTTGACTTCCTTCTGCTTCTTATACCAAGCCTCAAAAATTGCATATTCCTGACCAGTTAAACTTCTAGTCATCGGAATTTTATTGTCGGTATAAAACTCTGATGCCGCACGCGCCTTATCAAGACCCTTTTCGCCACCACCAAATGCCTTAGTGTTTTTTATAAGAAAATCATTTTTCAGATTATCTTTGTTGGCATTGTCTCGTAATTTATTTAGCTTTTCTTGTGCAGCGACTTGGTTATTTAATTCATTTGTTTCTCCTTGTTGAGCACCAAGTACAGTTTGATGTTGTTTTAGGTACTCATTACGCAAGTCGTTTTGTTTCTTCAGCTCAGCATTAGCCTGATTTAACGCAATTTTAGACTGATCCGTTTTAATGGCATATTCTTGCAATTTCTTAATGTTATCAACCGGAACTTTGGCGGTACTGTTGAACTTACTCACAGCATCAGTTGCTGAAATTTGATTTAAAGAATATGCCTGAATTACCTTATTCAACGATTTAACTTGTTCTTCACTACCACCATTTAACCGAATGAATTCCAATTGTGCTCGTAATGAATCAAGCATTTGTGTTTTCATGTCAGTGAAATTTTGAGTAGCGACTTTTGTTAAGTTTGTTTGAATTGTTAATTGCTTAATTGATTCGGCCGTTACCTCAACATGTTGTCCAGAAGTAGCATTTAAGAGTTTTAGAGCAGTATTACCCTGCTCAATCTTATTTTTAGATTCTGCTACCGCACTAGAGAACTCAATGAGTTTATCAATTTGGTTCTGACTAAAACGACCAGATGAAATCATCTTTTTTAAGAGATCACCTGCATCGCTTGCACCTGTAGCAATAGACTTAATGGCATTTTGATAATCTTCATAATCACTGCCAGATAATTTAAATAATTCCTTTTGGATATAAGCAAAACGTTTGATAGCTCCACTAGCATCATCAATTGCATCATTTTGCTGCTCAATCTCTTTGCGTAACCGCACACCCTCTGTTAAAGCTTGCACAGTATTTAACTTTATGTACTTATCTGTTAAATCACTAACCGAGTCAGATTGTGTTGCAAGAGACTCTTTGACTTCATCCGAACTGCTGCTTAGTAAATAGAAAGATGCGGCTGTTGCTGCAATTGCTAAACCCATTGGGCTAAAAATCGCCATAAGCGCTGACTTTGCTAAAGCTAAACGGCTAGTAGCAACAGATTGCGCTGTTAAGGCTGCTGATAATCTAGATGAAGCTGCAGACTGTGCTGTTTCCGCAGCAGCAACCTCTAACGCAACTTGAGCTTGTAATCGTCCAAGCTGAGCCATTCGTGTGATGGTAGCCGTGCGACCTTGTTCAGTGATTTGGGCTTTTAAACGAACTTTTTCGAGTTCTATTTCTGCCATGATCTGAGCATGAGTAGCTTTGATGTTCGTTAGTGTCACCTGTGTACTTTGTGCTTCGGCAAGCGCAGATTCCACTTCAGCTTTTGCTGCTGCAATATTTGCATTACGTTCAGCAATTGTGGCAAACACTTGTTTGGTTGACGCAGCAATGCTCGCTTGTACAGCAACCGTTTTTGTTAAAACGGCTTTTGTCATTAAGCCAATACCTATGGCAAATGCACTGTCTGCAATTAAATTCAAATTATTTGCTAATAACTGAATCGATCCTGATAAAGCCTGTGCTGCTCCGCTTCCTTTACCAGCCTCTCCTACAAATTTAGTAATTTCATTATTAAGTAAAGTTAAAGATTGACCAATTGTAATGTCAGTTTTAGCAAAAAGAGCATCAACTTCATCTTGGACATTTTTAAGTGCTTTAACGATTTCCTGTGAAGTGATTTTTCCTTCAGCAGCTACTGAACGTAATTCACCTACTGTAATACCCATACCTTTAGCAATAGCCTTTGCTAGTGCTGGCGTTTGCTCCATAACGGAGTTAAGTTCTTCACCACGTAATGTGCCGCTTGCTAAAGCCTGCCCAAATTGGACTAAAGCTGCATCCGCCGCTTCTGCGCTTGCTCCACTAATAGCCACTGCTTTTGACACTGTTTCAGTCAAACGTGCAGTGTCATCCATGGTTAAATTCAGTGTTTTAGCATTGTCACTAAAACGTTGGTACACCTGTAAAACAGAATCCCAAGCTGAATAGGTTTTTTGAGCAATTCGGAAAGTGTCTTCCGTTGCTTTATTTAGTTCAACTTGATTATTAGTGACCAGCTTAAGGCGGTTTTGTAGTCCAGTATATGTATCCATCTTCGAAATGGCAGAACTTACTGTAACTAGCCCAGCCATATACCCAGCTAGTGCACGAGTAGCTACAGATAAGCCATCCATAGACTTAGAAGCATAATCACCTTTACGCTCAATGCTATCCAGTTCATTGCCTAGATTACGCGCATTACGTTCAGCATTTTGCGAATCAATAACAATGACCAAACGGGATTCTTGTGCCATCTTACTTTTCCTCTAGGCAATAAAAAACCGCCATAAAGGCGGTCATTAATCAAAAATAAAAAACCTGATCTAAGTCAAGTTTTTAACAAATCATTTTGAATTCATTTCAATTTTTCTTTACATGCCGGTGTTGCCAAAGATAAATCATCATCTTTTTTCATATCATAACCACCACCAATTGCATAATTTAATTTCATAGAGCTGAGTGTTTCGTCTTGCACTTTCCAGAAGCTGCCATCCTGTGAATAGAGTTTATCTTTTGATTTTTTAACAGACATTACTCTCGCTGTTCCCATTCCATCCTGACAAATAACACCAGTTCCATCGGCATTTAACTTTAATGTTCCTACTAATCGATCATATTGTCCGGTCCAATAACCGCTATTCTGAACAGAGGTGGCTTGCACTTCAAAAAAATTAGCAGTAGACATACACCCTGCTAAACCTAATATTAAACTTAAAAAAATAATCTTTTTCATGAAAATACCCATTTTAATAATGAGTAAAATTTAACAGTTAGGGCATAAAAAAACCACCCGAAGGTGGTCTTTTAAATCAGGCTATGCATGTAAAAGTTTTTCAGCACCAGCAGCCAAGAAAGCCGATCGAGTAGTATATCTCTTACCTTTACCTACATTCTCATCAATTTTACGAATCAAACGGCTTGGTAAAGTAACATTGATTTTTTCTGGTTTACCCAGATAACGACTAACATCAACTTCGGTAACCGCCCAGATCATTCCTTTATATTCAGGATCATCGACAAATTTAACTAGTTCGGAAGCTAATGGGATTTCCTCACCATCTTCAGCCAATATTTCTAAATGGCCTGAAATAGCTTCTTTAACATTCTCAATAGCTTCTTCAAGTGTGTCACCAGCACTAAAACAACCTGGAATATCAGGAACAGTGACACCAAATGCCTCAGTATCTGATCCTCGTTCAATTGCAATTGGATATAACATCTCAACACTCCATGCCCTTGGCATAAACATATCGCCCACTGCGTTATGATTAGTTGTAAGGGATATAGTATTTAAAGTCGGGAAACAGCGGGTCAATTTAGACCCGCTTGTTTCAAAATGCTTTTAACAGTTCCGTTTGGTAAATCCTTTTTAGGATGTGGGATTGTAACTAACCCCTTTTTGGTTGGGTGTTTAAAGTGATGATGACTTCCTGAAACCCTAACCTCATACCAACCATCTGCTTCAATCATTTTGATTAAATCCAGACTTTTCACACCAATCCCTTATTAACTTGATGAGATAATAATAACCCTAGAGTTATTATATGTAAATAACTCTAGGGTTACTTTTTTGAGGACTTGGAATTTATTTTTTTATGGGCTTCATCTAAAAACAAGTTATCCAAAGCAAAAATACAGTCATTAAAAATATGAGCAGCCACAGGCAAATCATTATGCTCAGCATAGACATTGATTGCATGCTGGTCTAATGATAACGGGATGCTCTGCTCGTGACTTTTCACACCAATCCCTTATTAACTTGATGAGATAATAATAACCCTAGAGTTATTATATGTAAATAACTCTAGGGTTACTTTTTTGAGGACTTGGAATTTATTTTTTTATGGGCTTCATCTAAAAACAAGTTATCCAAAGCAAAAATACAGTCATTAAAAATATGAGCAGCCACAGGCAAATCATTATGCTCAGCATAGACATTGATTGCATGCTGGTCTAATGATAACGGGATGCTCTGCTCGTACCGTCTGGATCTGCATATAGTGCTAAATGCCGAAAGAATGGATTCAGCCGCATAAGAATATTCTGGCGGATCCGGAATGTGGCCACCTAAGAACTTGATTTGTTCGATTTCGTGCGGCGTTTTCGACGCATACGTTTTTTGGTATTTGTAGAGCTCGATGACTTTCCCAGAATTAAAGCCTTGTCCTTGTCGGCTTCTTCCTGAATCTTCTGGGCCTGCTCTTTAATGAATAACCAGATTGAAATACCAATGTCACCTTGATTGAGAAGCTTTGAGGCATTCTCAGGGGTATAAGGCTTTTCCGATTCAACTGGCTGGCCGTCCACAACCTCAGAAAAAACTATCCCTTTCCAATCTTCAATCAGGTGAGCAGCACATGCATCCAGTAATAATTCATGGTAGAGCTTGGCGTTTTCATCTTTTACCATCACATCATAGCCTTTGGATGTGATTTGGTTTCCTGCCTTCTCTAGTGCAACTTGAAAGGGCTTATAACCAATTCCCCGGATTTTAAACTCTGCATGTCCACCTTCAGTTTCAAAAGTGCACCACTGAGCAACATCTGAGCTTTTAATAATTCCGACTTTTAAAGCCATAGCAACCTCTGAAATTTTAGAAATTAAAAAGCCCATGTGATTCCATAGGCTTTGTTACTGATTAAGCCGATTACACAAGAGCACGTACAATCGTTGGAGCTGTACGAACTTGAGCAAAGTTGATGTCTACAGTAATGATGTCATCACCCCCACCATCCGGGTGATTGGCTTCCATCACTTCTAATTGAGGGAAGTTAAACGAGTATTTACTGCCTTTGCTGTCTTTAATATCAAAGGTCAGAGTAAACACATCTCGGGTTTTAATGGCATCAATCCACCCTGCCGCAGTTGCCGAGAACATGAAGGAAGCATTTGCTTCGATATCCATCATCTTTTCAATGTAGAACTCTGGTGTGTATTTGCCTGAGCCGATACAACGGATTGCTTCAAGGTTGTTATTAATTGAAAGCGTAAGCGATTGCATGCACGCTTTACCTTGAATTGATTGACCATTAATAAGCAAGTTTTCCACGTTTGGCATACTGACAAGCGGACGAGTCGAAGCTGCAACCGGATTCACTACAGGGTTCGTTTGCTGACGAGTAAACGAGCTACCTACTAAACCAAAGTTACCAGTGATCTTCCCGGTTGTTTGAATGGTAATTTCACCGGTATTTACCTGCACACCACGGTAGATAAACACCTGCCCAATATCTTCAAAAACTTTAACCAGCGTTAAAGACTTACGTACATTACCGCCAATGGTTAAGCTATTCGTTGCCCAGTTATTAAATGCTAAAGCACTTAAGAATAAATCAAAGGTACCAAGTGACAATTCAAACTCTAACTGACCAGCAACTTCCGCTTCAGTAACTACACCGCCTTGACGATAGCGTGAGTCAACTACTTCACTGCTTTCTTCCGTAGAGACATTTTCTGATAGGCCATCGGTTACACGGCGAACTGTGTACCAAATTGGGTTTGCTGGAGTCGTCCCTAATACTGCTTCTTCACAAGCATATAATCGAATTTTTGCGCCTGAACTCATTTATAGTTCTCCAAAATTTAGGCATAAAAAACCCGCTTTATCAGCGGGCAGTTATAAAAAATGGGCGTAAAAAAACCCGCTAAATTAGCGGGTCCTTACTGGGTTTCTTCTGAGAGATCTGGCGGAGCTATACCAACCATGGCGGCAGCCACAGCCTCGGATAAGTTTGTAGGCTGGAAATCAAAAGGTGTTTCAGTTGTAGGTGGCTCAGGCTCTGGTTCAGGTTCTTCATGCAAGCGAATATCAATCCAGCGACCTTCTGGAATATCTATAGGTAATTCCAAGTCTGCAACAACTGCAGCAAGTTCAAAATCAAACTTACGTTTATAAGTCTTAATAGATAGATCACCGTTTTCCAATGTGTCATACACCACAGCTACGATCGTGTTTCCATTTGCGTCTTTGGGTACTTCGATGTACCAACCTTCTTGGGCAAAGCCTAAAGAGCCTTTAAGTAAATAATCGCCTACATCAACTTTCTTAAATTCAATCGGCTGTTTTTCTGCATCACTATTGAGTTCGATATGGTCGTTAAACAACTTAACTACTGGTGAGGCTGATTTTAAGAATCCGTTTGCATCAACTGATGTATTGAAGCTGGTCTTTAAATGCCCCCATGCTGACCATGCATCAGATCCAGCACCATATCGATATGACATTTGGTGCCCTTGCACACCTTTGAAGAATTGCCATGAATAAGTACCGATTGAATCATTGGCGTGATAGCCCATCAATGTCCCATAACGCATAGGCATATAGAGAGAGTTTGCTGTACTCCCGCCTTGCCAGTCACCATGTGAAATGTTGGCAAATCTATTAAGCCCTAAAACAGACACCCAATCGGAAACAAGTGTCTTATTAAAAAGCGAAGCAACCGCATTTGCTGAATATCCCAATGCACCAGCATCACCCAGACCTAATGCAACTTTCGCACTAATTGCGGAGTTTGCACCCGTTCCCCCTTGTGCTATTGAAAGTGGAGTAGTTAAACCTTTCATTTCAGTAATGTCAGTATTCACCCCTTTTTCAGCAGCTCCTAGATTTGATCGAGCTTCTGCTGCAGTGATTGCCCCTGTACCACCTTGAGAGATTGCTGCAGTTCCTTGAACTTGTGAAAAGTTAGGGCTTAAATTGGGAATGCCGGAAGCGAATGGCAGCATAAATTGCCGCTTGCCCTGAGCTGAGTTCAACTGGAACGGTCGATGGTCCCAATTAAATTTAAATACAAGATTTGCCATTATGCTGTCACCCCATCAATCACTTGGAAAATCAAAGTATCTGTATGCTGGGTAACTCCATTCACGACAGCCTTAATATCCATCTGACACAAACCTAACGGCCATGCTGTTGTACTGCTTCCCGACTTCACATTTAACCATCCCTTCTGTGTACTTTGATTTAATGCAGCACAAGTCAAGGTAGCCACAGCTGCTCCATCAGCCAAAGCTTTAATCTGTGAAGTAAAGGTATAACCCGTCAGATCAATTGCACGGCGAACATCATCGGGTGGATATTGCAGGGCTTCATCCATATCAACCAGCTGCAAGTTCAAGTTGAATGTGTCACCACGCTTAAAAACAAAATTGCTCATAAGTGATTCCTATAGCTATAAAAAAACCACCGATGAGGTGGTAGTGAATAAGACATAAAATACCTCTCAAAATGGAGGTCTCATAATTCAAATTAGTTAATATCTAGGTTTATATCTCTTGTTTCCTCCACTCGTAATACAGTAGTGCCCACCTCTAGGACCCACGCAATAATCCACCACAGCACATGAACAATCACTATCGTAGTAGGTTTTTTTCTGTTTTCTTTCAGAATGATGAGGATGAGATTTTAAGGCCTGATAATTATTTGACGTGGATGATCGAGACTTTTGTTTAAAGCAACCATCCGTTTCACATAATAGCTTTGTTGATAACCACTGAGGTGATGAGGAATTTAAGGAAATACGTGCCCAGTTTCCTTTCGTCTCATAAATATCAACTTTTTCTCCACGTCCTAACTTGCCTACTACGTGACCGTTTGGTTTATCTCTAATATTTAAAGAATTAGTGTTAATATATTTTGATTCGATAACTTCCTCTACTGCACTCTGTGCATTTTCTGAATCTGAAGTTTGTTTTGGAGAGTTATCATTGCCTGAACCAAAAATCCCTAAAGCTACTAATCCTGCGGCACCCCAGCCTAAAGTTGATTTTTTCATGTTTTACCATTTGTTATAAATTTCTATTACTGTAACAGAATGTAATCACAAATGATAATATGCTGAGGTCATTAAAAATAATCGCCTTGCAGAAGCTTTTTCTTGAACTCAAAGCTCATTATCTAAATCGACACTTACTCCAGTAACAACGTTATGTTTAGGCCCTCCGAGACTAACAACATTAGCCAAGCGTATATTCACATCAGAAACACATAGCTTGTTTTCAGATTGCCATTTGCTCAACTCAACAGACATAACATCTTCAAGATGTCTTTCCAGTTCTTGCCGTTTAATTTCGATTTCTTCTAAAGTCAGCATACATGACATATCAATTCACCTTGTACCCAATGGTCACATTATACTGAATGAAATCAGCATCTTGGCCGACAAAAATTGATTGTCCTTGCAAACATTCTAGATGATCGATTGAGTAATATTCAAAATGGGCAAGCAAAGCATCACTCAGTTTTGTGATTTCCATTATTCCTGAATTGGGACGAGCAAAGCATTGGACCATAATATTACCGGTACGGCGTGTACAAGGATTATCAGCAATGCCTGAAATAAAACTTGGACCGCCCGCAATCGTTAAGCGACACCACAAACCTTCCTTTGGAACCTTAAAGCCTGGTAAATTTGGATACTGGATTCTATCCTGGGAAATACTAGTAAAGCTTTGCATACGTTCGGCAATTGCTTGCCTCGCCTGCTCTAAAGTCATTGCCATATTAGCCGCCATACTTCTGAGAAATAAAGGTAAAGGTGGTGTTGTAAATTCCTTGTGGTGCTTGATCAGACCACCCATTTTCTAAGCGCTCAGCATAAGGCTGGTTGTTCTGTATGTAGACCAAATTACCCAATTTAATCTTTACTGCTTGAATAGCGGCATCCAGCACGGCGTTTGTTTCAGGTCCACGTATGCCATAGTCACCAGATCCAACCGAAACAATATGTGAAGCACGGTAAGCACCAGTATCAACGGGACTTAAATTAACTAATGATTGCACGGTATCCATGACAATATTCTTTACATGTGCTTCTGCTGCTTTAGACACCTCAAGACTAAAACTAGTAGGCTTTTTCCCCTTCCATCCCATGATTTACCTCACTTTCTTAGTACATTTCAAATAAGTCTTGAGCGATTGCTTGAATTGAATATGCCTCAAACTCAACGCTAGGTTCGCGCTCACCCATTCGCGTTTTACTATTTGCCAGATATGAACAGCTTCGTGTAAAAGCAATCCATAAACTTGTATTTGGTCCTTATCCGCTGTATCACCAATTTGGACAATTGCATATGCGCCTTCAGAAAAAGTACTAACTTGCGCATCCGCTCCCATATCCAAAAATTGATCGGCTTTATCCATATCTTCAAATAACAAATCCATGTGAAGCTGATTTCTAGCAAGCGTGTACTGCACATGCTGGAAAGGTGAGATATACCATTCGGGCACATAATCGGTATTAATCATTTAAACTCCTTAATTGCACCCATAAAAAAGCCCACTAAAGTGAGCTATAAAATATTTATTGAATTAAACGTAAAGAATATTAATTTCAGCTTTTTTCTTTAGAAAGTCCTCAATAAAACTGCTTTTTTTAATTGAAATTTCATTTATTTGATCTGTATAAGATCTTTTTAAAGCTTCAGAACGTTCATCAAATGATGTTATCTTCTCAAGTTCTTGATTCAATACAATTTGCCTTTCAAGTGAAAGCCATATATTCATTAGTAATAAATTTATATCTTTCATATCATTTATGAATTTCTCAGATTCAGAATTTATAGCGTTTATACTTGTAGCATTTCTTCCCAATTCAATTACATAAGAAAAATAAGCCTGACTAAATTTATTTATTTCTTCTTGATTAGTTAGATAAATATAAGATTTACCAATAAAAGGTAATAAGTCTGAAAGATTATCAACAATTTGTCTGCTAACTTTTTCATTAGATATCGATCTATGCTGGTCTCTCCAATCACTAAATAAGACAAAAGCAGCAACTGGCGCTAAAAAAGCCGCAGCAAGACTTAAGGCATCTTTTAATACTTCATATGTTTTTTTATGGTTAAATGGATAATCCTGAATTGGATAATCACTCAGCAAAAAGAAACTAATTAATAAATACCAAAATATTCCACCAAATGTCCAAAATCCAATAATCTTAAATTTTTCGTTAAGTGATTTATTTGCCATATATTCCCCCTATTTCAGAAGGATATTAGAACAAGTATTTAAATCTTCCTCAACTGACATTTCCAAATAGTAGAGGCAGGGTCCTGCTGAATATTAATAACTCTAAATGAACCTAGGACAGTTTCCCATTCATCATCAATTTTTGGATTCATAGTTACTTCATTTTGAAGCACGGTCGCTTTCTTATCTGTTGCCAACACTCCAAGCGTTTGTATTTCATATTGACTGTATGAGCCAAACAGAACACCACGGCCATTATAATTTTCTTTAACTTCTACATAAGTTTCAGTTTTAGGATCCCAATCTTTTCTTGAGATCCGCTCACAAGTAAAGGTATGAACGGCGTCCGCTAAATCTTCATTAAATGCTTCAGCAATATCTGCCTGAATTTCGTCACGTAAGCCCATATCATGCCCTGTAAAGTGGTATGCCAAAGCCATTAAAACTTGCATTTGGATCTTTCAAATCAAGTGAATCAATAAAATCAATTGCTATCTGTTCAAAGCTAGAGATTGCTTCAGATCCGTCTTGATATTCTTTTTCTGACTCAACAGAATCAGCTTTAACTTTCTTACGCTTCAACTGCTGGTCTTTGCCGTTATAAATTTCCTTGGCCAGAATTCCTTTGATAATTTCACATGCAGCATCTTTAAGAAGTGGATCAATTGGATCTGGTACAAAACCAATCCGTTTTTTCATCCAGACATTTGCCAGTTGAACCAGACGAGCTTTATCACTGTCTGGTGCAAAATCGCTGCCCAAAATTGAATTTGCGTCATCTACAGTAATAAAGCTCATTGCATTATTCCTTCGGGATTAATTTAAGGAGTTCTGCTTTTGTTGCAGATGGCTTGTAGCCAATGTTTTTACTAGCCAAATACTCTTTTAATTGATCATTTGACCAATTTTCAAAATCATTAGCTGCTGTTTCTGTAGCAGGATTTTCTTCCGCTTTTCCAGCTTCTAATTCAGCAATACGTGTTTGCATTGCAGGAATATCGTTTTTAAAAGCTTCAAATTCAGCTTTAATACCGACAACTTGAGCTTCAGCATCTTTGAGAGCTTTATCTGCTAAGACTGCTGCATCTTTTAATCGTGAATTCTCAGATAACAACTCTGACTGGTTACCACCGGCCTGCTCTAAGATGGCAATTTTTTGCTTAAGCTGAGTGTTTTCTTCAACTACCTTTTCACATTCAGCCTTTGCATCATCAATCACAGCTTGAAGTTCAGGTGAAATTCCTACAGCTAAATTTACAGTTGCCAATGCTCCAGAAGCATTTTTATAGTGACTTGGCACATCACCACCATATTCATCTGCCACCTCAATAGATGTATCTGCAGCAGCTAAACGAGCATTTCGTAATACCCAGCCATCACCCTGAAGCTTATTCACATTTGATGCAGAGAAATCATTAGTAAAATAGATTTTTTTTGACTTTGCTTTCATTTCATCTTTCCAAAGAAAAAGCCCCTAAAAAGGGGCTATGAAATTATTTAGATTTAACCAGAACGCCTGCAGTGTCTTTAATTGAACTTGCAATCAAATCCCAGTTCGTAGGTGTGCCAATTGACGCATCATTAGGGGATTTACCACCATTAGCCATATCCCAAGCGTAACCTTTGACACCAACACCATAAGTCCATTCGGCTTGATAAGTATATTTGAGGTTCTCACCACCAGTAGTTGGTACCAATTCAGCATTAAAGTCTTTGTTATCTTTGATAACGATAGCTTCTTCAACTAAACCTAATGAGTTGTAATATGTTGTACCAGCATTATCACCCACTAAAGCTGGTGAATCTGTAATTACAAATACACGGCCAAATGGGTCACGAATAACGTTCACACCATCATAATGGAATAAACGTTCAGTGTTGGCCAAAGCATTATCGTAAAGGTTGTGAATAGTTGTTGAATGAACAATCCAAGAACGTAAAGCCCCTGAACGATCACCCATGCGGCCAGCACCTCGATTTAACAAACGGAAGCTTGGATCTGCAGTTCCATCCCCTTCCACTGCAACCGTATTACCAGAAATTGCTGAAACAGTACCAAGAATACCTGCATTTAACATATCTGCAATTTTAGCTTTACCTAGTTGCTCACCAATTGTTAATGCTGCTAATTCAGGGTTTTGAAGGATCCAATGATATTGCTGAACTTCATATTCAATTGGTGGTGTACCTGCAGCAACCTTCACTGCTACATCGAGCATTTGTTCAAGACGCTTAGATGCTACGGTTCCACTTCCATATGCATTACGACGGCGTACAAGCCCTTGTATAGCCTTAAAAGATGCCTTTAAGTCAAAGTCACCGTTAAATGGCTCATTAAGAAGTACGATAGTACCTTGTGATGCTTCATTAAACTTATTAACGTCTTGAGAAACTGTTTCAGTCATTGAAACATAAGTTTGTTTATTAAATACCTGTAAATCAAAAGGCATGGGAAATATCTCCTAAATTAATTCTGTTCGCCGACGTGTTTGAGGTATGCAATTTTTTCAGCATCTGTTTTGCAATCAGCTAATGATTTGGCAGTTGCACCGCCTTGGCCGCCTTTCCCTTGAAAACCGCCCCCGCTAGCTTGGCTTGGTTTGAGAATTGAATCTTTAAACTGATATCCACTGATCAAGCTTTCTAATGCCTCATCGAAATCAGCCACTTCACCAGGTCGAACGCGTGAAAATATTTTTTGACCATCTGCCCCGTATGCGATGACTTTGCCCTCTTCGATTTTGAAGTTTTTACCGAATTGAGCTTGGATCATGTCAGCCGGTACAGAGAGGTTTTCTTGAATGTACTTAGAACGAGCAAAGCCACCTCCAATAAGTTCGTTATGCAGTTGGGCTTGATATTCATCACGCTCCTTAACGATAGGCGCGTATTTTTCTTCTACAGCTTTAATGGCTTCCGCTTTAACCTTTTCGACTTCACCTGCATCAACAAGTTTCTTATCATCAAAGTTTTTTAAAGTTTCAATTGCCTTCTTGGCCGCAGCCGGGTCATCAATCCCTTCAAATGCTTTTAAACTTGCTTCCGCTTGTTCTTTAGCTAGACGATGGTTTTTAGCCTCAGTCCCCAGCTCATCAATTTTTGAAATCGCACGTGGCGCATCAAAACCGACTTCCTTTCCATCATCATGAATATAAACAGGATGGCCCTGTTCATTGATTACTGCGTAAGACTTACCTTCAATAGTTACTGTTTTAAGTTTCATAGGTTTCCACCTTTAGTTATTGAGTTTCCACTCGTTACGCTGTTTGCTTCCGCTTTCAGCAGGCAATAAAAAAAGCGCCCTATAGGACGCTTCATTTCGATTAAAAACTTAGAAATTTGTTGCAAATAAACGGTAGCCTTCTAGCTCCCAAAGTTTATTTTCGGCTGACTTTTCTGCATTTCCACGAGCCATACGCTCACCAATTTCAGCATCAAAGTTTTCAGCATTCACACATGCACTAAAACCCGTTGCTAGAAAAAACTTTCCATCTAAAAATGCATGGACAAAAGTAGATGTTGTGCCTCCGGGGCGTTGCTCAACCGTATATGTAACACGCTCCATCAATGAATCAATTTGCGCTTTAGTTACTCGGGGTGCCACAGACTTTTCAGCTAACTCTTGCTCTGTTACTTCTTTGATCATTTTCTTCTCACAAAAAAAAGCACCCGAAGGTGCTATTGAATTAATAAATTGGGTTAATTAGAAATTGAGGTTTTAACCGTCACACCAGTTAGAAAGTGTTTTTCAGAACCACCCAAACAAGTGGCGCTAGAAAAATTCGCATAAACATCTTGTACATTTACGCCTGTATCTTTTTCAAATTTACTGATCAATTCAGCAAGTTGAAATGTTAGGGTTCTTTCTAACTCTTCTTTTCTCTTTACATATTGAGCGACTGATATTTCAGACATTTTTATCACCTTTCGCTACATTTACTTTGTTGAAAGTGCTCTTGGCTCATCACCAACTAAACGGATTCCATTCTCACCATAAGCTTCAAATGTTACGCTAATCGTTGTTGGTCCATCTTGAGCATCACTATTCATATGAACCGCTTTTTGCCCTGCCAGTGGCATTCCAGTTTCTTCATCACACACAACTAAAAAGCCTTTCAAGGTTGGGTGACGCTTAAGTACTAAATGTCGTGATTCACTCATAATCCCAGCTCCATAAAGGTTTGCTCATCCAACTTACGAAGTTGGTCTAATGTGTACAATCGTCCTTCAGGATCGAAGAACTTTTCAAAATCAAACTTTCCTTCTTTATAAAGCTTGTAGCGCTTTGGTCCTAACCATTCTCTTTGAAAGAAATCGTCTGTCTTCTTGAAGAACTCTTTGAATGTGGTGTTTGCATCCAATTGCCCTATTAATTGGCTGCGCTCATCTTTCGGGATGTCTTTAACTCGACGTTCGTCCATTACAAATGGCCGTTCGCCTACAAGTTGACCGTCCTTCTCGACCGGAACCAAGATACTACGACAGTTAGGATGTAACGGCGGTACACGCTTTGCAGGATCATTAATCTCCCACACTGAACCATCTAATGAAGCGCAAAGCTTAGAAGTTCGTCCATCTAAAACGCTAACAAATCGGACATATTCAAAGCCAATTTGGTTGAAACTATTTAGGTAGGCTTGATTGGCTACATGGCTCCGTAAAGTTCTTACGGTACGTTCAATATCCGTCTTGGTGCCGTTTAAAATGCCGTCCTCATAATTAAGCCTTTTGGTACCACGAATGCGCTGAACAATTTCTTGGTTAGTTTTGCCTGAATTAATACCATCTCGAATTGCATACTCAACCTTTTGACGGGCACTTTCAGCAATTCTTGAAAGCAGATCATCGACAAGAGCGCCACCTGCCAACGGAACTTTTTTAGCGGATAAAAATAGTTTTCCCCCTTCAGGCTTATTAATCTTTGCTCCATAGAGCTTAGCTACGTAATTGGCCTCATAAACAGCCAGTGCCGTAGCTGAAACGGCAAAAGCTTCAGGTAATGCTAAATTAACACTAGCAAACCACTGGGCAATCAAATCTTTAATTTCCCTGAGATTTGGAGTTGTATATTTACCACCTGCTAAAGCAACTTTCTCCGACTCATTAAGCTCATCCAATAAATCCCGAAGCTTAGATAGCATCTTGCTCGTATCATCATTGAATAAAGCCAATAACTCATTTACCGTTTTTGATGAAGCACGATAAAGATAGGCCTGGTGCTGAGTGAGTGCTTCAAATAGTTTTTTGATATCTGTTGCCATCTCACTCTACCTTTGATTTAAAGTTCCATCTTGCTCTGCTTCGACATTCTGTAGCTCGTCTTCATATTTTTGTTTAGGGAACATTCCTGTTTGGTTGTATTCCCACCACGATTTAAATGAAGATCGGCCTTGTAGAGCTGCTTCAAATAACTGTCGAGCTAACTCAGCTAAATAACCCTGTTTGTTAAATTCTTGACTGATTTCGAACATCAGGTCATCTTTATTAAGAGCATCAACATTAGCTATTACGTATTTGGCACACCATCGCAAAGCCATAGACAAGGCTTCATTCATGTTCACGACACATAGCGATAAAACGGAATGCTGAACGGCATCATCATTGTTAGCTTCTGTGGCTGTTTTAGCAGCAGAACCCTTTTCAATTAAGCGTGCGCCTAATTCTTTCATTTGATTCCACTTATCTTTCATTGCTTCACGTGACAGAGTATTAGGGTTTGCTTGTTCAATGCCGAGTTTGCCATTTTCAGGCAATGGTAAAAGCACCTTCGCTCCAACGTAAATGCCTCGAGCTTTTGCCTCATCGAACCATTGCCAGTTCACACCGCTAACATAGTATTGAGGTTGCCCCATATAAAAAACGGACTCTTGAAAGTCCGCACTGTCACGATAATGAGCTAAATTTAGATTAGCTAATGCGAGTAATGGAGGTTTCTTAATTTCTTCAGAATTATCTACCGCGCCGACAAAAGTAAATGGAATATAAGACCAAGTTCTACCGCTATGATCAGTTGGAAACTTTTTAGGTCCTCCTTCATATTTGCCCTTGTCGTTTTTGGTATATATCTGAACAGAGTAAGCAAATTCACCGTTTTCATCTGGCTCTAAACGCAAAACCCTGAATTGTTCACGATCCTCTTTACTAAATCCGTCACTTCCACGGGTAGAAACAACTTCACGTATGACAACTAAGCAGAGTTTTTTCTGGTTCCCAACCATCATTGAATCCCAGTTAATTACATCAACGGCATTCAATAAATGAATCATCGGATAAGAGTTTTGCTCTTTGTGCTCCTTTAAATTTCTAGCCGGAATTACGTCTGGATAATCCACATATAGAGCGCAACGATAGTGCTTCAATAAATGCCGGATACCAGTCTGAGCCAACTGATAAGCACTTAATCCAGCACCATTAGCATTTCGCTCTAAATGCTCCAGTTCAGGTGTAAACTTAAAGCTTGGATCCGTTGCAAATGCTGCACCTACCAAACTATTTAAAGTGGTCCCTGTTACCTCATAAAACACTGCACGAGTTAGATAAGCAGCGTAAGCAGCATCATTTTCTGGTGTTTTGTCATGTGCGTTAGGTTTCGGTAAGTACTTCTCACGCTGTTCTTTTACAGCGTCTTCACCATCACACACATCATCAATTTTTTGCCAGAGTCCTACGTTTTTAACATACTCTGCATGCTTAAAAGTTACGTCACTCATCGAGCAAATCCCATTTTGGCAAAGAAGGTCTCAAAACCTTCATGTAATTCATTAAACGCATCTGAAGCTGCATCCACTTGGTCGTCATGTGTGCCATTAGGAAAATGACGAAGCTCATCAATAAAATCCTTATTCCATTCACCTTTGAGCATTCGTACATTTCCTACGTTAACTTGGGCCGCAAATGGTTGTGCACGTGTAAGCTTGTCACCTGAAATTGGCTTAGCTATCACGCTATAACCCGCAAGAAGCTTCACAAATGAACTAGCTTGCGATTTACCAGCTTGACCGGGATCTTGTGGTAGACGCACAGAAACTTTTTTCCCATCTATTTTTGCTGTTTGTTCTAAGCGCTTATTCACATTGTCAGGGCCAAGCTGTCCTCTAGTTACATCGACAATGTAAGTAAAACCATCTGCACCAAGAGCTTCTCGCACACCTGCTGTAAAGTCGCCCTCATTTTCGGTAGCCCCAAAATCCCAAGCCCTAACTTGCTTCACTACATCTGCAGGCAAAGCATCAACAATTTGAATATTGTCGGGCTTAAAAAAACCGCCTGCTGGCGGTGATGGCATTTGTCGGTACTGCCCGGCAAATACATATGGTGCGGCTTGCTCCATTAGCCTCAATTTTTGGATATTGTGCTTTGCTGGCCACAGTGCTGATCCATCTTCCTGAATAGCCGAAAGACATAGATGCTCCCAAACCTCACCGTTACCACCAGCTACAGGAATGCCGTCTTTTCTATCACCTAGCAGCCATCCAGCCAAATCATCTTCATGAAGACGCTGCATAATGACAATAATTGGCGTTTCTGGTGAGTTAGTACGAGACTCGAGAGTATTTTGGAACCAGTCAATTACACCTTCACGGATAGTTTTTGATTTGGCTTCATCGGCCTTATGCGGGTCATCAATGATGATGCAACCACCAAAGCCTTCACGCATTTTGCCTGCACCAAAACCTGTAATGGTACCGCCAGTACCAGTCGCATAGCAGACTCCGCCTGCATCGGTGCGCCAGAAATCCTTAGCTTTACTATCCTCACGTAACTTAAGATCAGGAAAGACCTTTTTATAAGCCTTTTCTTGAACCATATTACGAGTCTGAAATGCATTATTTGCGGCAAGCATTGCCGAGTAACTGATATGAATAAACTCACAGTCTGGATTCTTACCAAAACACCAAGCCATGAAGTTAATTACAGCAATTTCAGTTTTAGAATATCGTGGTGGAACGTTAATAATTAACCGCTTTATCTCTCCGCGATAAACTTTCATTAAAGCTTCGCAGATTTCTAAGTGGTGCCAATTTTGCATCCATTTATAACCACGGCGCTCCTTAAACATGTACCTTGTGAAGAAATATAAATCTTCTTGCGCCTCGATCCGGATGGCTTTATCCCGAGCCGCATCAGTACTCATCTAAGACTTCCCTCCGCGCTTTTAAGTAATCTTCCATTGGAACTGGAATTTCTGAATTAACTGTTTGGACTGGTCCGCCGTCTTTGCCTGTAATTTCTTGGCGATTAGTAAATTGACCACCAATGTCTTTAGCGGCTTGCTCAAGAATTTTTAAGGCTGTTTTGACGTTTCTAGTCTTCTCAAGTTGTCTTTGGTATTGCTTCAATCGGTAGTACTTATTAGCAATTGGAATATCAATTAAGCCTTTATCAAACTCATCTCTGGTTTTTTCAAATAGTTCGACATACTTTTTGCTTAAGTTCTTACCAGCAACCTTTGTAGGGTCATAAGTTGCAACTTGAACACGATCTATATCAACGCCAAACTCTTGTTTTACGAGTTCAGCCACTTCTTGAGGTGTATCACGACAAGCAAGAGACTGAACTATAAAGATTTTCACAGGCTCTTTTAGTGTCGCCATAACTTCCTCATCGTATAACTACGTATAACAAAATGGGCAAAAAAAAGAGCCATTTGGCTCAATTGATTACACAGTTTCCGCAGCATTTTGAAATATCAAGATTCGAAACAAACGGCGGATTTTTTGCGACTTCAATAAGTCGCTTAACATTCTTACTTGGTCCCCACCGTTTAACCACGCCAACAAATTCTTCTACATCATGACCAGCTAAGTAATGCTTAGGCAGCCCCGTACTATCGCTATAAATGATTTCGCCGTCTTCGTCCTTCATCACACCAATGTGATAAAGCTCATGTTCAAGCAAGTAACAGAACTCTGTATCGTTTGCACGCTCACAGAAAGATGCATCGACCGTTATTAAATATGTAGGTACAAAGCCGAACCAGTCTCGCATCTGTTGCTCTTGTCTGGCCTTACGCCATCCACCAACATTGAACATGACTTTTTCGCACTGGCCTAACACCATAGCTTGCTTGCTTTTATATGCAGAAGAGGCCCAAGCAAATGCTAAAAATTCTTCATTATCGTGAAGCAGCTCAGCTATGTGATCATGATCGGGGTTATAAAGAGGTCCACCAATAGTTAAGTAATTAGCAACAACCCATTTTTTTAGATCTGGTGCCGGTGTTAGTCTAATTGCTTCTTCTTCATCTGCTTGATCAATAAAATCAGTCGGTGGAAATGGTCTTATTTGCTCCATCTTCAATTCTCGCTAATTCACTTTTTATCCAGTTGATGACATATCCCGACAAAATAGAATCTGGATGAAAGCGCTCTATTTTATAACCCATCTCTTCAGCTTGATCATATCGATCAAGACTCCATGCTTTATTTGCCAGCTTTCCACCACGTCCACCAGACCAGGGCCCACCCTCAATTTCAATGAGCAAACGCAATTTCACAATATGAAAATCAAAGCGCCAGTGTTTGGTATGGATCGGTTGAAACTTACTTTCAAAACCAATCGCCAAATCCTCAAGCTCTTCCTTAAGTGTTGCCTCAGCCTCGAGATATTTTTGCTTCGCCTTAGGCAGTGGTCTGGATTTAGGCTTGGTTTTAGGTTCTTTTTTCCGAGTTAGCCAAAAATACTCTTTATCGTCCATACCAATAGCCTCTTATAAGAAGCCTTCTGGTTTATTGTTGAGTCGTGCAATTAATTTATTTTGCTTTGCTATGGCTAAAAAAAATCGCTCATCTAAGTGAGCGATCTGTTCTGTATTTAAACCTTTTGTATTGCAACTTCCCAAATGGTTTAGCTCTATTTGGAGCTGTCTAATCTCATGCTTAATTTTTTGAAATTCAGTCATACATACTCCAAAAAGAAAAACCCTACCATAAGGTAGGGTTATTAATACTGTAGGTTTTAAATCTGCTGAACTCTAATCTCTCTATGTCCAAACATATTTACACCATCCTTAACAGATTTAACTAAATATTCTCGATTTGAACCATTTTGTAATTTCTTGATTAATCGATCTCCAATACTTACGCCATCTGTAGAGTCACTTGTGAAGATTGTTTCTTCATTATCAATTCTACAAGACTTCAAAGCGCTTCGAGTACCATCATTGGAAATCACAACAAGCTCTTCTGAACCATTAAACAACATATGCTTCACCTCTCAATAAATGATTCAATGAGTAAAGCATAAATTTTAATCAAAGTAAAGTGTAAGTATTTGATTCTCAATAGTAAATTATTCACTATCGAGAACTAAATTATCTAGTTAATAAAATAAAAAGCCCCGCCAATAATCGATATTTAGCGGGGCCATTTGCGCCGTAATCCGTCCGGCAAGTAAACTCGCAAAGCGTCCTAAGCGAGTGGGGTTTTAAAATCAAAAAACCCGTTCCTAAATTAGAAACGGGTCACAAAAACAAAAACTTTCAGCGCAGTATTTGAAATGAATGATATATGGATATTCATATATACGCAACTAATAATATGATCCTAAAATCAATAAAAAAACCACTCTTATATAAGAGTGGACTAGTGAATCTCACTAAAACCTGAAATCCTAAGCATGTTACGCTTAGTATTTATATCTTATGTGGTTTACAAACTGTTAACAATTAACAGAACTCAAGCGTTTTCTGACACTTGTTGTAAGTAAAAAGCTAGTTTTTAGGTGCTCTTAAAATACCTAAAACTTTCTCAGACATATCATGTAAGTCAGTTCCGATTGGCAACCAGAAATGGAAAACCGTATTGTCGCGGTTAAAAACCTGTTTGTAATATTCTGTTGTGAAACTTGGGTCGATATCAGAAGCTTTTAACAATCGCCATTCTTTTTCAATCTTTTGCCCGTTAAGTTCACCACCAACAAATATTCATTTTAAGTACCAGTTTTTAATTAGACTGGACTATAGCACAAAACAAAAAAAGCTCACCATTTGGCGAGCTTTTAAAACAATTTGGTGCAACGCTTATAACTTCGTCCGACCATATCACAAATCTAAACCAAGTGTGCTGCACTGTCAAGATTGCAACACCTCAATTTTTCCATCCAAATATGCCAAGCCTTTATCAATCTCAGCACGTACCTTTGCTTTACTACATCTATGCACATTAGCAATTGTTAGATACGACCAATTATTTTCATAATAAAGTATTAAAAACCAAGCCCTTTCTTGTAAAAACTCCCTATTATCGTTATGCATTTTCGCCAAGAGTTTACTTACTTCAACTGCTTCATAATCTTCAATTTCGCATGGCATAGAGACCTTACTTGATCTAATTCTAGTTGTGTCATTTTGGTCAATTAGACATGCTAAAGGATTTGCAGAAAATTTAAATTTTGTTGATCTTACCCATAGACCATATTGTTCCAACCATTGATGAGCAGAACGTTTAGACCAATCCATTGTCTTGTTATTAACTTTTGCATTCATGTTTAAACTTCCCTCACATCAATATTGTGAACTGTTTTCATCAGGTGTTTTTTATTTCGGTAACTCGGTAGCTTGCGTGTAGCTATAGACTTCACATCTTCAACAACGTATTCACCTGCTGTCGTGAAATAAGTGAAATCGGCAAAATATCTAAGTGCTGGTTTAGCTCGTTTCTCCCCTTCTAATTTTGTCTTCGGTGCCAATTCAAATTTTGTGTGATGCTGCAATTCTTTAATTTCACCTCGTTGTTGTAGAGCCTTTAGCTCGATATACCGTTTGTATTCTTTAGTACTGTCAAAAGTCATTCCATCCAATTTAATTTTCGAAGCATTAAACTTGTTTCGACCCTTTTTCTTTTGAACTTTCGGGCATGTAAGGCGGTAATCAGCAAGGCTCATTGATGTCATTTAGGCTCACCACCATTGAGCACTTGCTCTAAAGCTTTAAAGGTTCGAATCATTGCCATTTGTAGAAATTCATGATTGCCGCGCATGTCCCCTTCAACATACTGCAAAGCATATTGAGTCTCCTTTAATGCCCCATCTAAACGCTTTTGCAATTCCTCTACTTTCGCTTGCAGGTGCTGCCATACAAGGTTGTGTTGATGAACATTTTCTCTAATGTACGTATCTTCATAGCGTTCAAATAGATTAGCGGGCGGAACAAAACCATAAGGCTTGTAATATGTATCTAAGTACCACTGCTCAAACTCTTCCATCACACATCCTCCACTTTGCAATTAGCGTAGGTCTCAAAGAAGAACTTTACAGGCTCGGATTTAATTTCAATCAGTCCAAATCGAAGTAAATGACGAGCATGTGTGCTATCGCGTAGTAACTGCACATCACGGTAATGTGTAAGCATTTTTCGCCACCCTTCCAGCGGCATAGACGATTTGTTTGTATTGCAAGGAACACATGCAGGGTTCATGTTTTCTAAAGTGTCGTTTTGCGGTCTAGTCATTTCACCCGTAATTAACTTTCCACCACCCACATGAATTAAATCTCGCTTCACTGCTTCGATATGGTCTGCATGCCACTTATCGCCAAGCAACTCACCACAGTAAGCGCAATGTCCACCAAACTTTTGTTTTAGCTCAGCACGTTGCTGTTTAGTTAACTTCATCGGCTATGCTCCACTTTCATACCGTCAAACTCTTGATCAATTACGGCCATACCGCGCACTACAGCTGCTTGTGAAGGAAGCTTCTTAAAATCAATAGTGTTTACTTCATGGCAGTGTTTGCACATAAACTTATTTTTCTTTTCAAGCTTTGCCTGTATTTCACGGACCTCTGCCAGCATTCTGTTATTACGTTGGGTGACTTGATTCAATTGGTCTAAATATTTGGCAATCCATAAAACTGGATTAAGTTTTGTTTTGCAGTCCATACAAAGGATCTCATTATCTTCCTTTGATATTTGAATACGCCCGTGATCACACTCCACAATCTCATTTCTACGTGTGAACTTGATAACTTGATTTTGTTCATCAACATGAATCACATGCTTATCTTGGAAATGGCTCATACATTCACCCCATCAATCAATCGCTGAATATTTCTAGGGATTGGCATACCCTCCCGACGGCACATCTCTGCGTATTCGTGTGGATTATCGAAAGGATCAGGGCCCAACTCTTTTATAAGCTCAGGCTCTTTTTCCTTAGCCTTAAGCTTTTGTACTGGTACAGGTTTACGACCATTGATTTTTAAACTTTCCATCAATGATTGGAGATGCTTTTGCGCTTCGTCATTTGAAACAGGCTTATGCACCTTTTGCTCATTTTTCTGAGCTAATAAAATTGGTTCTTGGTACCAAGCTTGGGTTTTACCCTTCAATTGTGCTTCAGCCTTGTATTCATCATAGATTTTGATAAATTCCATTTTGGCTTTGTACATTTCACCATCTTGGATTAGTGAATAAACTTGGTCTAAAACAAATTTGGTCAAGGTTGTAATTTCTTGGTTCTGCTCTCTTCCGTCTGGCAAAGTCACTTTTTTGTGTTGAGAGATCTGAGTGTATTCACAAGCCTTAACCCAAGCCTTCTCAGCGCTCCACCAATCGTCCCCCATGCACATAGCACGGAATTCAGCGAAGTTAGGCATGTAGGTATTTGTACTAGCGTAAAATAGCGCTAAGCCTCTTTGAAGTTGATTAGGTGTAACCCCAACCAATGCTTTAGCAAGCTGCTGTTCAACGATTTGCATTGGAACGGCATTTTTCCCTTCAACTGGGAAATTCTTATTGAACTGAACAGCGTATTTAGTTCTGTAAGCCGCAATTAGTTCTTTTAAAAAACTTTCAAATGGTGCTAATTCATTCATGATTAATAGCCTCCAAAATCTTGTGACACTGGAGTAACGTCAATCACGTTTGAACGGTTGCTTTCAGCGTACATTTGAGTGAAATAACCCGGTTCTTCAGGAACGTTATGTGATTGTGGGTTTTCCTGAATTTGATTTTGGCGAGGTTCAAATACACCCTGATAATTTCCGATAATTGAGTTTTCCAGTGATTGGTTAGCGAAAGGTCCAAACGAGATAAGTTTTTTAAGGATTAGCTTTACTGCGTTTTCAGAAAGTGGTTTTTTGATGCTGATACGCATATCAACAAAATTGTTCCACAGCTCTGGATCTACACATGCAGGTAGTTCAACTGAACGTGGATTAAATTCATTTGGTTTTTCTGTTTTAGGTTTTTCAGAAACAGACTCTCTTTTTTTATTTATTTTTTTATTACTTTGAGAGTTGTTTTTGATAGTGATACTTTGTGTGTTAAAAATTTTTACTAGTAGCGGTAAAAAATTTTTACTAGTGTAGTTAAAATTTTTAACTAGCAGTGGTAAAGAATTTTTACTAGTTTGGCCATAAATTTCAGGTAGTAAAAAATTTTTACTAGGGAATTTAAGCACTAAACCAACGCTAGTATCGTTACCTAATTTGAATGTATTTCCATGAATTGTGCTTGGTTGTTCCACGACTAAACCAACTTTAATTAATTCATTAAGGCATTTAACAACTGTCGGTCTACTCTTCCCTGTAATCTCTTCAAATTGAGTTAAAGAGATGGAATCCATCTCCTTATTCCAGCCACGAGTTTTACGGCAAATAACTAAATAAATTTTGCATGCAGCATCAGAGATTTTATTTAAAACCTCGTCAACAAATGCATTAGGCACTTGAAAGGAATTAGGCACAAAATTACTCATGTACACCGACCTTAGGCTTTACATACCCACCAAAATTTTGAACCAAGTCAGCATTAGCCAAACTATTAACGATCTGCCCTGCTAACCACTGATTAATGCGAAAACGCTGTGCCATAGTTTGTGAAAATTCTTCACGCGTTATTGCAGCATTATTTTCGTCATAACCTTTGGCTCTTAGATTTTTACGGTTACGATCATGTAGCTCATTGAGAATCACTAACGCTGGATCAAAGAAGGACTGAATTTCCTGAGTCTGTTTGTACTCAGGTTTATACTTAAATTGACTATTCATGACACCTCCGCTAATGCTTGCTCAGCTTTTGTTAGGCGGCGTTTAGCGTTGAGCTCTGCTACTGTTGCTGTACGGATTTCTTTTGATGAAACCAGAATCAAATGATTCTCCGATTTGATAGTCCACAACCTAGTCAAAGTTTTATTTTTAACCTCAAATAAATCGTTTGATTTAAAACTTCGACACTCTTTAGTAAGTACTACAACGTCACCTATTAAAAAATCTGGTGAGTTGAGTTCGATTGGTTGTTCTGATAAATTGTTTGTGTTCATTTGATCCACCTCATTTGAATGCCTAACCACTCCTGTTCCCGCAGGTAGTGGTTTTTTATTTGAATAAAATCCGCATGTATTCAGGTGAAGTGAATGCATGTGCTAAATAAACTCGCGTTGCTTCTGCAATTTCAGGTGAGCAATACACATCACTTTCTGGCACCACCTTCAATCCAATGGCTGTCAACAAAGAGCTAATAAATTCAATCTCTGTCAATCCATTGTTTTTCTTGTCATTTTTCATTCTCGACAAGGTGCTTGCATCTATTCCCACCTTCTCGGCTACTTGTCTTTGGTTGCTAGTATTTAGCGCTTGCAATATGAGCGATTCGTTATTGATAGCGCTTGCAGGCAATTCATTTGATACTTTGCTCATGGTTAAGGTCCTAAGCGGTTAATGATCCAAGGTTTCTACTTTTTGTCGTCTGGGGACGTAGTTCAATCCAAATATCTTGATAGTTATCAGGGAAAAGCTCTTTTCGTGTTGTTAAACCAAGATCTTCAGCAATAACTGCTAACCTGATTTTTTTATCAAGGGGAATAGCTTTCCATCCACTAACTGATGGCGGAGTAATCCCTAGAAGTCTTGCTACCGCTGTGACACCACCTAGCTTGTCTATAAGTTGTGCGTCATTCATAACGTGCTCCTAATTTTTCTTTAATTATTAGGCATTCCTTATGATAAATCAATAGGAATACCTAATTTTATTTATGTTAGGATTTCCTAACATTGTGAGGATAGTTGTATGAATACTCTTGCTGAACGACTTAGGTATGCTATGGAAGTTTTGCCACCTAAAAAGATTAAAGGTGTTGAGCTTGCTCGTGCAGTAGGAGTCAAACCTCCTTCTGTGAGTGATTGGCTGTCTGGAAAATCCAAAACAATGGAAGGTGAAAATTTATTACGTGCTTCAAAATTTTTGAATGTTAATCCTTCTTGGCTTGCATCTGGCACAGGAGAGATTCAATCAAGCACGAGAGATAAATTTAAACAACTGGATATTGAAGCATTCAAAAAGAAATACAACATTAGTGATAGTGATGAAGCTCTTTTATTTTCAACAATTATCGAAAAACCTTTTACCCCATCATCTAAACGTTGGGTTCCTGTAAAGGCGTACTCCAAGATGGGAATGGATGGTTATTTTACTGACATGGGTTATGAAGGAAATGCTGGTGATGGATATGTTCCAACCCACTCAGCAGGACCAAGAGCCTATGGCATTAAAGGCACTGGCGACTCAATGTTTCCAGCAATTCGTAATGGTTGGTACGTTGTGTGCGACCCTGATGCAGATCTTGTGCCGAATGAGTTTGTTCAGGTGTGCTTGAAGGATGGAAGATGCACAATTAAAGAATTTGTCGGCATCAATGGTGGGGTTTTAAGTTTGCTTTCTGTGAATGGTGGTGAGCGATTTTTCTTTGAAATGGACGAGGTTGAAAGTATTACCGCTATTACAGATATCGTGCCGCCAAGTCAGCATAGACAAGAACATCCTTATTCGCATTAATCACAGGAAGACTTATGGACAATTCAAAACGACCAATCAACCAGATTATTGCTCGCATCAATGATGCTGCGAAACATGGTGAAGCTTTGGTGCTAACAGCCGAAGAAGTGAAGATCCTCTCAAAGGACATTGGTGATAAAGTCTTTATTCCAGTCCTTACAAATGAACAAGTAGTGCAGTTGGTAAAAGAAGGAAAGCTTGGGCATAAAATTAACAACACCAAAGATTAATAAGTTGTGAACCCTACACAGTACTTTAGAGCGATTCGGGAGGAGGAAATAATGAGTAAAACAGTAGTAAAAGACAAAACAGTACACTACAAAAAAGTAGATTTTCTAAAAGGCGCCAATCTAGGTCAATTACTAAAAGCACAATTGCTGGATAAGGATTCTTTTTACTATAAAGCCATAAATCGTCAACAATTTGTCTCCGCAACAAAAGATGATTTTATTCTAATTAATCATGCTAGTTCACACCAAAGCATGTTCTTTGGCGAGTTGATTATTGTTGAGTCAGGCAAAGCTCAGGCTGTATTAAAGATAGACAGTGATGATGCTACTGAATTTCCCATTAAAACCTATTTAACAGATGATCTGCCAGATGATGAAGATGGCGTTGACGCTACAGAGGTTGTAAGAAAAGAGTTTATTGATAGTGTTCTTTACTTTGGTGTTATTGATAACCATGTCGCAATCATTCAATCAAGATCACTTACCGCTAGAACCTTGGAGTCATATTTGGGCTGGCTTTTGGGTGAAGCAGCCAAAGCATTGCCAGAGAATAGTGCATTAATATTAAAAGATGCTCCAAATCCCACTGTTAAGCAAAAGCTTGAATCAACTCCAGCTAAAACTATTTCAATCTCATCTGGCATTGGGTCAACAGAACTTCAACCTGTTCATACTGTCGAATCAAGCATACCTGCGAAAATTGACTATAAAATTGAAGATAATGTGGTTGATGTGCTTAAGTCAGCTTTTGGAGTTGATTTAGAAAATTTAAAACTAGAGGATGGGCTTGATGACGCAAACCTAAAGTTAAAATTAACACTTACATACAACCGCAAAACCTCAAAAAGTGGGCAAAAAGTTATTGATACTGTAGCTTCATCCATGCGACATAATGATGATTATGTTATTACTCTTGAGGATGGGACCAAGGTTACGGCTGATAATCTAAAAATGAGCGGCAAGATTTCAGTTGAAACAATCAATAATAAAGTTTATAACGACGGCCTAAAAGTTCAATTGTATAATTGGATGACTACCAATATAAATTTTGGTGACTAATATGGCTAAACGCTACTTACCCTTCTACAATAATGCTAGATTTATCGCACTAGTGTTAGTCGGTCTGTTTGCTATATTTTCAATAATTTTTAAATATTTAGAGTTAAATATTACAATAAATCTGGTTCAATTTTCATTTGTACTGCTTCTCCCTTTAAGTCAAATTTATTTGGCTTATAAAGGTATGCTCGATGCATTAAAGCTTGATGGTTTAAATCAGTCAGAACGAGATAGGTTGACTTCAACTGTGGACATAAGAAGTAAGTCATCTTTATATGTGGCTATGCTTTTTATTATTCTTGTTTTTAGTATGTATATACTTAATTTATTAGGCTTACTTTCAGCTAAGCATCTTTTAGCTCTAATACTTTCTGTTGGACTCACCTCAATTTTTAGCTTCTTCTTAGCTTGGTCTGACTTAAGAGAAATCTCTTTGCTTGAAAAAACATTAAAAGATCGCAAAGAATCAAGAGAGGCAAAAGCAAAAGTATTGAGCAATAAGTAAAAAGCGATCCAATTCATCTAATCTACCCACCACCACGTGTGGGTTTTCTTTTGTCTATTAAAACACAAAAATTAGGTATTTCTAATTTTGTTAGGAATACCTATTGACTTAATAATTAGGTTTACCTAATATTTATCTCACAGACAACAAAAAAGCACACCGCCCCTCCCCAGGTCCGATGTGCTTTTGCAAACTGCGAGATCAATTATGAACGTAAAAACCTTTTCAAACAAGCACAAGGTAACTGGAGTTACAGTAATTGCTGTACTTGTAGCCTTGAGTTCTTGTGAATATCGAACTGCTAATTCTAGCGTCCCTTCTAATTACTCATATGAAAGCAAACAAGTAGTTGCTTCTGAATATGAACTCTTAGGAATTAAGCAAACTGGTGAAAAAACTGGTGTAGCTGTTATCCGCATTGACGGCTTCAAACTAAACGTGAGCTTCGATTTTGACGGCGTAGCTGATAGCTATGGTGTAGCTGGATCTGATTTTACAGCGGCTGAAATTACTAACCTTGCTATTGAGTCAGTAACTGACTTAAGCGGCAAACCTTGGAATGATTTCACCAATCATGACGACCATAAAAACATAAATATTTTATTAGCGGGCTATATCGACCGTAATAAATGGTTGGAGGCAGCCTAATGAAAGATTATAACTGCCCTACTTGCAAGAAGATGATTCCTGTTGACCGTTCAAAAATCAAAGCTGGTGATGAGGTTTCATTTTGCAGAGTAACCCAATCTTCTAAATCTGCACGTTTTTCTTCAAGAGAAGGAATTGTCGATTGCCGTGAAGGTGATGTGGTTTTGGTTAAATATCGCAAAGAAATTATTCCTTTAAATATTAAGGACGTCTCACCTGTAGATGCTCCTAGCCCGCTTACGTATGCCTTTGTTGGTACATGCGAATGTAAGGAGGCTGAACATGTCTAATTTCAAAAAGCACCCTGACGGCTACATGTCATTTTTAGGCCGTGATGATAAAGGGCTGTATTCAGTTCGCATTGGCTGGCAAGTGTACGCATCTAATGCTAATGGCTCAGTTCTTTACAAAGTTAAAGACGGAGTTAAGACGCCTTTAAATGTGTTCAGGTTCCAAACTTCTTATCCAAAAGTTTGGAATGAACTCACCCAAGAAATCGATTTTCAGCGCAGAAAGCAGCTCGCTATAAAACTGCGTGAAACAAACATCCCTACTTATGACCGCAAGGCTTATAAAACTAAGCGCGGCTTCACTGGCTCAAGATAAGGATAAGAAAAATGACAGTTTTCTTCAAAAAGGCAGAACGCAAAAATGCGAAATTGCGCTTAGCTCTTGCTGGGCCTACTGGATCAGGTAAAACATTCACGGCATTAGTATTAGCTAAAGGTATCGGAGGCCGTATTGCTGTTGCGGATACTGAAAATAGTAGTGCTGAACTATATGAAGATTTGGTGGAATTTGAACACGCCAATATTCAGCCTCCTTACACTCCTGAAAAGTTTATTGAAGTCATCAAAGCTGCTGAAAAAGCTAATTTTGATACCTTAATTTTAGACAGCATCACACATGAATGGTCTGGTGTAGGTGGATGTTTAGAGATTGTTGATCAATTAACTTCTTCTACATTCAAAGGTAATTCTTGGGGCGCATGGAGCCAAGTAACTCCACGCCACCGTAAATTTATTGATGCAATGCTTCAGTCAAGCATAAATATCATTGTAACCATGCGCTCAAAGATGGAAACCATTCAAACCAACGATAACGGTAAAAAGAAAGTCGAAAAAGTGGGAATGAAGGCTGAACAGCGTGATGGTATTGAATATGAATTTACGACTGTTCTTGATTTAACTCATGACAATATTGCTGTCGCAACAAAGGACCGATCCCGTTTATTTCTAGATCCTCGCCAGTTAGGTGAACACGACGGTGTTTTACTAAAACAATGGCTGCTTTCTGGATCTGCAAATGCCTGTATTAATGGAAATCAATATTTAGAACTTGAGCATTTAATGTTGCAAGCGGGAATTGATATTGGAAATTACTGTGCAAAACGCGGTCTAAATAGCCTGCATGATGTAAAACAGCAAATTTATGAAGAGACTTGTGAAAGCATTAAAAAAATCATTCAACGTAATCATCTCGCTCAACAAGAGAACGAGCAACAACTCATCAAGCAGCAAGAACAGACATTAGAAAATGAGTATCAACTTGCTTTAAAACACATCGAGTCTGCAATTCGTCTAAGTGACTTAGATTACCCGGCTAATTACTTCAAGGGAACTAAGTATGAACAAAACATTTTAAACGCCTGTACAGCTAAATCAGATATGGAAGGATGGTCAGCATGAATAATCTAATCACTGCAGCTGAAGCATTTGCAGCTCTTCAAAAAGGTAAAACTGTTCTATGTCGTCCTATTGGAGACATGTTGGACTTTTCTGACTTAGATCAATTCCCCGCTTCTGTTTTTGGTAAACCGGGTTTTGAATTCTGCATCAAAATCGAAACTATTGAGCTGGCTGGCATTACATTCACAAAGCCATTAACTATTGATGAGTATGAGGAAGGTCAGGATGTGTTTGTACTCACTACATATTTACCTGCGATTTATGTAGTAAATTTTAAAACCCCTGCATTAATTGAATCTATTAATAGTGGCTTTGTTCAGCGTGATGCTGAAAACGCAAAGCTTCAATTAAAAGCTTTTTCAAAAGCACTCGGTATTGAAATCAACAATGATTTAAGTGTTATTCGTCTTGGTGAGGAACCTAGAAAACAGAGAGGCAAAAAATCAAAAGCTGAAAAGCCTTGTGAAGTTATTTCTGCAGAAACTCAACCAACAATTGTTATTACCGAACAAACTAACGTCACCACATCTGAGGATCTGTTAGTTCCAGAAACTAACGAGCCTAAAGTAGATCCAGAATATCAGAAGACATTAGATACCCTTCTGCAACGAGTAAAAGAGTCTAAAACACCAGCTGAGGTAAATGCTGTTTATCGATACACCCGCACATGGTCAGATAAACAAATGGATCCTTTACTCAAAGCTACTCACAAGCGTTTGACTGAGCTTGCAGATGAAAAGCCTATAGAGAGTGAACCACCATCACTAATGGTTCAGATCCAAAACGCGCCCGACCTCACTACATTGGATGCTTTGGAAATAGATGTGGCCACACGAGATCCACAGATTCAATCCCGACTCATGGATTTTGTTAAGAAACGCCGCTTTGAATTAGAGAACCATACATCTACACCACATCAAGAGGATGAACCTGATTATCTATTAGGAGACGGTTTCTAATATGAAGGATCAGTACAAGAAAGTGAGCCAAAAACACATGCTTGGTTTTATGTACTACTTGCAATTGCTGGGCTACGTAATAGTCCGGCAAGGCATGGATCAAGCAATGTTTCTAACAAAGTATTATGCGGTACCAGTCGCTTGGCGGCGAATAACAATCGACTATCACAACCGATTAAACAAACCCGCTCAACAACTTTATAAAGAGTTTGTTGAGTGGACTAAAGAAGAATATTTGAGGGCTTAGGTAATGATTGATCTAAATAAAAAAAGAGAAGCTTTTGAAAGATTTCATGCCAAAGAATGTAATTGCAGTTATGAAAGTTTAAAACGTCAACTAGATAGACAAGAGGCACTAACAGGACACAGATATTTACCAACTAGTCCTCGTCATGAAGCTTGGTTGATTTGGGATGCCGCATGGAATGACGCCAGTGCTCAGGTGTTGCCAACTTGGATTAGCGTGACTGATGAATTGCCACCTGCTGACATAATAGTACTTATTTGTTGGGCAGATGCTCCTGATGTCACCCCAGAACAAGACTATATGACTATTGATGAGGATTTAAATAGCGTATGGGCAAACTATCAAAATGATCCACCTTCACATTGGATGCATTTTCATAGTGTGCCAAACGTATCGGGAGCTGAACAATGAGCATAACACTTAGCGGTCATCAACTAAAAAGCCTTCTCGAATTTGTAAATCCAGATGGTGAGAAAGATTTAGATCAACTTGATACTGAACTAACAATTAAATTCTTTGAAGATGGCCACAGTGGAAAAGGCTATTACTTTTGGATGACCGAATATCCAGAAGAAGGTGCAATGAAGTTGGATATTGAATCGGGAGCTGAGGGATGATTAATCAATTAAAACCAACTGAGATCATCCGGGATGAAATGGGTTGTTGGGTGCATCCTGAATATCTGAAATATTTGGATGACAATTATGCTGACCAAGAATGGTTGAGCCAAAGCGAATGGGATCAACTTAAGCAGCATTTCAATATTGTCACCGTTCGACTTTATTTAGAAGGGAGTGTTTCTGATGATCTATTTTTGGAGATTATGGACTCCTCAGACCTATCTAAATGGAATCCAATCGCACCGCACGGCTTTTTCTTAATAGATATTGGGTTTACGGAAGATGGTGCTGAAGAGTTGTTTGCAAAAGAAGTTAAAGCGGAAAGTAAGGAGGGGTAAGGTGGATAAATATCTGACATCTAACAATGTGTGTGAGATGTTTCATATTACTAAACGCACACTTAATCGGTGGGAAATTAACACACCTTGGGGGATTCCATTCCCAGCCCCGGCATTAAGTTCTGAAGGCGGGACAATGAAAAGATACCTCGCTACTGATGTAATGAAGTGGGAGGAAGAATGCCAGCAAAAGAAGCAACTAAAAAAAGCTATATAA